CTTCTCATCTGGCTCATTCCAGCGAGTAGAGGTCTAATAATGAAATTCACTCTTTGCTACAAAGACTATCCTTGCAGAATGTCACTTGCAGCAATGAAGGAATTCGAAGAGGCTACAGGCAAATGCTTGTGGTCTACTTTGATTCTTTTTATTGACTCATTTCAAGGTTCTAGGGCTAATGGTGATAGCATATCAAAAACGCTAGCTAAGGTTGGCGGAGTTGCTTCATTCTCTGATTGTGCCAGTCTTTTGTACTTTATGGCAAAGCAAGAAAATAGCCATCTTAAGATTGAAGAGATTGAAGATGCAATGTTTCATTCAGGCCTATTCCCGAGTGAAGACCTAAAGATGCAGCCGTATCAATTCGTTGTGTCGTCTCTATCTGTGCAGGTCCTTGAGTACCTAAAAGAGATTAACGAAGAAAAAAAGAAAGAAGCCGTTTCCTAACTAAATATAGAGAAGCTGAAGCGTTTAGATTTGACTATCGCATGTGGTGGCGATTAATGATTAAAGATCATAACATATCGCCATCAGAAGCTTGGAAGCTTGATATGGTTGATATTTGCTGCATAGCAGATCATAAATTTGAGTCAACCCAAGATACCAGTATGATGGTTAACGCTCAGAGAAAGGCAAACGGCATGTCAGATAATTTACTTAAAAACAGGGTTTAGTTATGGCATCAACTGAAAAATTAGTGGTCGAGTTAGAGGCTAAGTTAGGTAACTCTACTAAAACAATAGCGGATTTTGAAAAAAGCCTAGACAAAGCCGAATCAAGCGCTACAGGTCTTGAGTCATCAGTAAGTGCAATGACAAAGGCTTCCAGTGAATCCGTATCGGCAATAAAATCACTTACAGCTCAAAGTACAAAACTTAATTCATCTATAGGGGTTTTAAATTCGAGCCTAATAGATTCGAGGGCAGCAACTAAATCAGCAAAGGAGGAGGTTGATAGATACGCTAAGCAATTAAAGGAAGCTGAGGAATCCGGTGAGGCCACCTCGGAAGAGATCGAAAGGTTAACTAATTCTCTTTCAAAATCACGCACTGAATTATCAAGAAATCAGAAAACCACTAACGATTTATCAACCAAGCTGAGGTCTGCAAAGTCTGATTATTCCGCGATACAGACGGAAATAAAAGCAACCACCAAAGATTTAAGTAATTTAGATAAAAAATCAAATGACACATCGCTATCTATTGGCAGCTTATCTGGATCGATAAAAAAAGGCTCTTTAGCGATTGCTGGTGCCGTCACTGCATTTACAGCGTTTGTTACCATTACTGCTAAATCAAGAAAAGAACTTCAATTGCTATCAGCTCAAACAGGTTTAGCCACTGGTGACTTTGAGTCTTTAGCTTTTGCGGCTCAATCATATGGTGTAACCGCTGAGCAGGTCGCTGACATATCAAAAGATCTTGCCGATAAGATAGGTGAGTTCGCCACGGTCGGAACTGGTGCATTTCAGGATGTAGCAGATGTACTAGGTTTAACCGAGGCTCAAGCGTTGTCATTCGCTCAAAGCTTGCAAGGATTAACGTCAAAAGAAGTTATTCAGGAAATATCAAATCAACTGGAATCAGTTAACGCAACAGCAGAGCAAACTACTTTTGTTTTTGAGTCTCTTGGTAATGACCTATCAAGGTTATCCCCTTTATTTGCTGAAAACGGAAGGGAGTTGGACACTCTAACTAGTAGATACAACAAAGCTAACGCAGAGCTTGCCATCACAGCAGCACAAGAGAAAGACCTAGCCGCACTAGCTGATACATCCAAGTTATTAACAGATCAACTTGGCAATGCTGCAACGTTAATATCTGCATCATTCGCTCCAATTTTTAATGATTTCTTCAATGCGGTGATAGATATAGTTCCAGAGGCCACTAACACACTGGTTGACTTTTTTAATACATTCCAGAACGCTGAAAACATAAGTAGCATCAACTCACTTGATAGAGAAATTGAAGAATTAACCAAGAGATCCGCAGACTACGAAGAGCAACTTCAATCATTGCTTGGTGGGGAGTACATAACAACCGACCTAGATGATAACATAAGAGAACAAGCTGACGGCCTTTCAATTGTCAACCAAAGACTATTCGAACTTGAGCAGCAACGAGAAAAACTAATAGAGCAGCAGGATAGATTTAGCAAAGTCAACGAAGGCGTCGGAGGTGACTTCTCAACTGGAGATTTTACACCATCAGCAGCAACGCAAAGAGATACGACCGAAGATAACGCAAGTGAGTTGGCGTTAATAGAGGAAAGATTTAAGTCTGAAGAATTACTACTAGAAGAAAAGCTACTTAGAGAGCAGGAAATAATAGGCAATAACCACGACCTACAAGTTGAGCTTTATTCTGAATATCTTGATAATCTCAATGCACTTGATCAAAAGAGATTATCATCTGTTGAAAAGGACAAACAAGCAGAAGCTAAAGCCACCAAGAAATCAAATGATGACAAGCTGAGTTCGGAATTGGCATACGCTGACGCAGCTATAAATATTGGCAATCTACTATTTGAAGACAATAAAGCATTAAGGCTTGGCTTGGTTGTAGCTGATACGGCAGCGGGAATAACTAGAGCATTCGCTGATTTACCATACCCAGCAGCGTTAGCGGCATCAGTTTCAATAGCCGCAACTGGTGCTGCACAGTTATCAGCAATTAATAGCGCGTCAAAAGGTGGCGGCTCATCAGTTAGCGCACCTTCAGCAACCTCAGTTGATACATCACTACCGGAAGAGACACCAGAGCTAAGTGTTAGCGCTAGCGATACATCAGGCTCAAATCAGAGTATAATAATAAGATTCGAGGGCAGTGGCGATGATATAACCGAAGCTATTGCCAATAACATGAAAGTAATGCAAGTAGGCGGATTATTGGGGTAAATATGATAGCAAGTAAAACTAATGTATCACCACTAGCCACTTTAACGGTATCACCAGAAAGTGCATTGCAAGATATAACCGTTATTACCGACGGTGACTATTCATCGGTATACTCTGACACTTTAACCACTAGCACCACTATAACCTTTGACTTTGCCAATCCTCAGAAAATTGATTACATAGCAATTGGTGGCTCTAACATATCAAAGAAAGATAGAGTTACAATCCGGTCACTAGATACATCTCAAAACGTCTTTCTATTTAGCTCTGATGGTAGCGCTATATTCTCATCTGATTCTTTTAGAATGAATGCACAATACGAAAACTCTATTGATGATTCTAACCTAGCACTAGATGAATCAAGGGTTTTAATGTATAGACCAATAATAGAAAACTCAAGTCAGATAGAGATTACAGTTTATGGCACTGGTCAATTATCAATAGCTGACATAGCGATGGGTGAGGAATATGAAATACCTCGTGGTGAGCAGTCAGGATATAACAGACCTTGGAGTATTCCAAACATTGAGGCCCGCAGCGCTGTAGGTCTGGATAACTCACCAATAAGCTTATCATATCAAAGCAGAGCCTTATCATGCACACTAAACATCCCCAATAACATAATGTCGGACTTTGACGGATGGTATGAATTTATTAAGTTTGCAGCAAACAACACATTTTACATATTAGAGGATGACGATAAGTTTCATTCGTACGCTTGCTTTAATGCTGTCCCTGATATGACAAAGGCGCATTCGCAAACGAGAAATCTGGGTAATTCTATGGTAAAATTTAACGTATTCGCTAAATCTAATGAGGCGCTACTTTAATGGCAATCAATACAGCATTCAGACAGCAGCACTTTGTGTTATATGAATTAGTCCTACCATACTGCACTGGATTATGGCTAGCCTCGTCTGACGCTCCAACAGTATTATCTCAACCTATACCGTCTATAAACTTAAAGAGCAAGTTAAACTCTCAAATTTTCAGGTGCGTAACAAATGCATCAGAGTCAACACCAAAACTTAAAGCCGGAGAGGGGCAGGCTAGTAGGGGTGCAATGTCAATAACATGCACAGATTTCAATGGCGACCCGGGACCAATAAATTTTAGTGACGGTGGTACTTTTTTCGGTAAGTTAAGAGCTAGGAACGTACTATCTGGAAAGAAGATAATAACGCACTCTTTCACCGTTGCTGGAAGTGCGGGTCAGGAAGTTCTGCAAGAGATAGGAACCTCGACACACTTTATCACAAACACAGAGTTATCAAACGGTGTATTTAAGTTAAGCGCAAAAGATGCACTTAAGGATATAGAAGAGTTTTCACAAAAGTTTCCGATCCCATCTGAGATAGTTCTTACTGCCGATATTGACACGTCAACAACATCAATACCAGTAAGCGAAACAACAGGGATAGTAGCAACCTCAGTTGTGAGAGTTGATGACGAATTTATGTATGTGAACTCTATAGGAGCTAACACTCTAAATGTTGCGACTAGGGGCACGACGATAACAAACCCTGATAGTACAGTAGTGTATAAAACAAATGTTTCATCGCACTCCACAGACTCAACCGTTCAGCCTTGTTATGTAATGTCAAAGACTCCTCTAGCAACTGTTTTAAATGATATCTATGCCGCGCTTAAACTTACCGATTACACCGACCTAGCGCAATGGCAGGCAGAAATAGACGAATGGAATTCAGAGGCTTTTCTCTATGGCGTATTCAGCAAACCAGAAAGCGGCTCAGGATTAATAGATAGATTACTCAGCTCTTACCTTGTTGACTCATGGCTAGATCAGACAACGCAAAAAATAAAGGTTAGCGCTGTAACTGCATGGAAAGAGTCAGTTAGAATCCTTGAAGAAGGTAACGACATTTCAGATCTTAGCATCGCAGAATCTGAGGATAAAAGATTCTCAAGGGCCTACATGTATAACAAAAAGGATTTTAAGGCAGAA